AACAAAACAAGAAATACTGTTAAACACGTTAAAAAAGTTAAATTTTTACTTGATAATGAGGCTGATGGTAAAGAGTTTACGTTTACAATTAAGTTTAATATAAACAGAAGTAAAGTAATTAATTATCAACCAGACTTAAACATCGCTCCTTATATACAAAGAGGTGTAAATACAGATTTTGATATATTATCAAGTAAAGCAGCTAGATTTACTGATTTTACAAATACAAATTTCATATAATAAAAAATTTATAATAAATGAAGAGTTTTGGTATTTTAAGAACAAATGTGGGTTTAACAACAAATGTTAAAATAATGGTTGATAGTCAATATAATCTTTCATTAGATAGTATTGATTCTGTTCCAGAATTGAAAAATTCTAAATATAAAAAATTATCATTTAATAAGAATAATTATTATGATGAATTAGTTCCATATTTATGGAAAGATTTACCATCTCAAATAGCATACTCTATTAAATATGATAATGATAATAGCACAATGAGTAATGATTTTTCCAATCAATACGATGAGATATATCAATATGGCGCCAGAAATATTATAGATAATAAAAATTACTCAGAAGAGTTTGAGTATTTTGCACCACTTTATTTAATAAAAGATAAATTACCAAATGGATTTATAATATTTAGAGTTGATGGTCCTGGTCTTTTAGACTTAGATAGATTTAATTTTAAAAGAGAAATTATTAATAAATTTAAAACTGTTAAATTATTTGACTTTAGTAAAAAGACAAATTTAGGAGAGTGGTTAAATAATAACTTTGTTGATAACGATTTTTTTCCTGAATCTCCATTTGAAATGAGTTTTGATAGACTTGAATTCAGTGAGTGGAATGGTATAGATTATAAATCTGGTGGATATACAACTAGATCTTTGTTTTTAGATGATTTTTTAGAAAAGGAAAATGAGATTTTTGAATTTGAAAAATTCGTATTTGATAACTATAAAGAATCAGGTACTATATTTCCTAATATATTGAACTTTTCATTCTTATTTGATGATACCCCAGCGACTGGTGATTTATTGAGAAAATGGTCTATTAATAGATACTATGGATTTTATTTAAATGGAATGGATTTAGTTAAAACTATTTCTCCATATTCTACACCAAAATTAAAAAACGGAGTTAAAGTATTAATTGGTAATGTTTTAGAAAGTGTTGATAACCTATCACCTTTTATAGATGGATGGGATTCCAATAAAGAATATTACATTGAGTATTTAGGTCAATACTATAAAGTTGAAAAATTTACACAAGATATTAGATATAGTCTTTTTAACTCTAGAGTTAGAATTCCTTTAAACTTTAGATTTTTACCAAAAGTTGGATCACGTGGATCAGGCTTATTTGGTAGAACAGTTAATTCAATTCCAGTTTCGAGAAATTTATTCACCGATGAAATAATTACACCAATTGTTGATAAGTGGAGAATAATATCTTCAGTGGATCTATCGGGAAAAGAAAATTTACTAAATAAAAATACTGCTATAATTGATTCCAACAAAAGAATAGTTGATTATAGTGGTAATAAGATAGAAATAGATGATTTTGAACTAGCAGATGTTTGGATTATAGAAATTGATGGGGTTTATCATAATATAATAAAAGAAGATGGTTATTTAAAATTGAATACTGATTATGAATTTAATTTTAAAGAAAATACTTATACTTATTGGATTAATAAAAACGATCCTTCTTATACTAAAGAAGTTAGTTTTATATTAAATATAGGAGAAACTCCTAAAAAGTTTAATATTTATAGACTTAATTTTACTGATATTAAAGATTTTGATGATAGGATTGTTGATACTGAATATTCTAAATTTGAGTATGAGAAGAGAGATGAGATCACAAACACTGATGAAACAAAAATGTATTTTATCAATCTAAACGAGAGTCCGGCTTCTCCAGAAGACTTTGTGTATAAAAATGAAACTGAGAATATACCAATCTCATCTGAATATACGGCTAATCATGAGACATTTAAAATACAAGACAATGACTTAACACCTCTTTGGCGAAAAAACTCTGTATATTGTAGATGGGTTTACAATAACTCATTATCAGCTAATGACTATCCATATCTATTAAATAATTCTAAATTATTTGAAAGATTTAATAGAACTGCAAATACTTATGATGCTGACTTAATTAGAAGTGAAAGAACATTAGATTATTTTTATACAATAAATTCATCTACCTTTTCTTATCTACATCATACATTACATGTTGAGAACAATAATAATAATGGTATTGATTTAAATTTCTTTTTTGATTTTGATAAATATTTAGGAAAAGATACGTATGTAACTGGTACAAATTCTGTAAATCTATACAATTTTGATTACTTTAAGTGGTTTTTTGAAAGAAAAACATCATTCTTAAATAATACGTTAAAGAAAAATGTTGTTAAGTATTCTTTATTTAATAGAGGTAGTGAAGATTATCCAAACTCAACTTTATTCAAGGGTATTAAATTTAGTTTATATGATGTTCAGGATATCAAAAAGAATAATGACGGTAATATTGATGTTATAAATACTAGAAATACAAATAATTATGAAGACTATAAATTTAGTATTTTACTAACTTCGGATAGTAATAACATGGAGTGGGATATTATAGAGAATTGGGAAATGGAAAAAGCTTATGCTACCGGATCGATAGTCATTTATGATGATATATTATATCAATCTTTGGGTTATAATCAAATAAATGAACCATCTTATACATATAGATATTCTACATTACAAACTTCTGGTAGTGTAAATATTAAATCTAGTCCTTACTCAACTTTAATAAATACAAATGGTGTTAAAGTAACTAATATTTTAACCGATTCAAAAAGAGATCAATATTGGTCATATTATTCAAATGAAAATTCCCCATTTTGGAATCCTTATAGATCTTTATTATCTGGATTAAGTCCCGATGTTAATGGAGTTTCTAAATATACTGACAATACAATTATTTATAATAGTGGTGAGTGGTATATAATAAATTCAAATACATTCTCAAGTGTTGACTTTTGGAATCCTTATAAGAGTTTACTATTTGGTGGAACTGGTAGTCATGCTAATGATTTTGTTGGTGATGAACAAAAAACACAATATGGTACTTTAAATGGATACAACAAAGGTTCTATTGTTATTTATAAGGGTGATTATTATGAATCATTAATTGACTATAACTTTCAAAAACCTGATTTTAATCAAGAAATAAGAGTCTATTCAAATCAATATTTTGAATATGAGATAAATGAAGATTTTATAAGTCCGGTCTCTAAAAGTGGTATGACCTGGACAACAAATTGGAAGAAAATTGAATCTCTTCCAACATCTATAAATCCTAAATGGTTAAAAATATCAGTTTGGAATCCAGGAACAGTATATGATTATAACTCATATGTTGTTCATGATGATATTGTTTTTGTTGGTACTTTTTCAAATCCAGAAAATCAATTTATTAAAAATAATGAAGAGCCTGGTATATCTCTATATTGGAAAAGAGTTTATAGTATGGAACCTGATACTAATTTTGTTTATGGAACCTCATCAAATCCTTATATAATAATGAATGATGAAATATATAAAATTAAGTCAAATCCAAATAAAAGTACATTAGAAAATGGTATCAGAATTTATGTTAATAAAAAATGGAAAAATGTTTTAGTAAATATTGTTGTAAATGATAATACACTATCAAATTTAGAAAATACTGATAGAGATGATCTTTATAAATCTATCTATTCTAAATTATCTGCTAAAAACTTTATAGATTCTATAAATAATTTAACAAATAAATATGATTTTACCGACTATGTTAAATATATTGTTATTGATGAGAATTTAAATATTAAGGAATATGACTATAATAATATTGAACAGTTACCATTAATTATATTTGCTGATAAACCAAGATCAACTTATTTTAAAATGAATTCTTTATTAAAATATCCTATAAATGTCGAAAAGTTAAAATCAAAAAAGAATTTAAATAATGGATTTATAGATAATTTATATAATTTAAATTACTATAATCAAACACCAGTTGCAACGACAATAGTAGAGAATTTGAGTGAGACACCGGTATTATCTTTTATGCACGGTATTAGAAATCAAGTTAATAGTTATGTTTATAGATTTAGTGGTAATTATATGCCACTATTTTATGATATTGAGTTGTTTAAGAAGGATAATAGTACAAATTATAATGAGATACAATTCATATTCTATACTGAAATAGATGATGAGTTTACATTTACATTTGAAAAAGACGGAACTATTGTTGAACAAAACTATAATATTAAAGCTAATTCATATTATAATGATATTATGAATATTTTGTATAACCAAAGTCTTTTTTCAGGAGCTGGATTTATATTTGAAGTTCTAAAAAAAGATGATAGTTATATTGATAATACTACTAATCAGAATTATGATGTTTTATCAGTTAAATATAAGTCATCATTTGGGAATTTGAAGATTTCAGCAAAACAAACGGTTCCTACTTTGTTATTTGATATTTCAAATAGTTATTCCGATTCAAATATTACTTTTGTTTTATCAGCAACTTCTGGTCATCCACCATACGAGTATGCTTTTGGTTACAAATCTGGTACTTATAGCTCAGCATTATCATCATTTACTAGTACTGTTACTTATACAGCTGATAAAACATTTGCTCAAAATAGTAATGATACTAAGATTTACTTTGAGATTTATACCAAAGATTTTTATGGTATAACTTCTTCTAAGTCAATATATACAATAAACTCAAATACTGAAACAACAACAGTTGATAGTACTTTTTATTATGAGTTCTTTTAAAATAAATATATAGATTATGTCAGCACCTGTTTTTTTCAGTCAAAGTAATTATTTAAAAAAAGAAAACTCTTACTATAACCCTATTTATGGTAATTATTCTTTTGATACAGATCTAACAGCATTTGGTGTTGTAAAAGAAAGAAAATTTAGAAAAATAAATAGAATACAGAGTGTTTTAAAATTAAAAGATGATAAGGATATTAAATCAATTTATCCAATGTTAGATGAATTTGGATATTCAGTAACTGATTTTTTTATATTTAAATCTACTTGGGATTATGAATATCATTTAGAAACATTTGAATCTACGAATCCATCATATACTTATGATTTAAGTAATCTAAAATTCTATAATAAAAATAGAAATAATTATGAGAGAGTTTTAATAGATTGGAGAGATAATTTTGAAATAAATACTGGTATTATCCCAACCGAAACTATTGATATTGGTAGACCAATTAGAAGTTTTAATATAAATAGAAATGATTATATATGAGAAGAAGTTACATAAGTCCTGAGTTTACACACAAAGATATAAATGGTAGTCTTAATATGGTTGAAGAAAGTAATTTCTTTGGATCCAAAATGCTTGAAATAGAAGACTCAATCTATATTGATGTACAAGATATTATCTATTTTCAAAACTCAAATGGTGAGCAGATTGACTTATCATCAGAACAAATATTGGATTCAAACATCTACTCTTCATCAACTTCAAAAAAAAATTATCACTTATTGGAGCTAGATCAAACTCAATCTACATATACTAGAGATAATGCAACCCGTTGGATCATAACTATTGATTTAAGAAATATTTTAATAGATTATATTTTTGCAGAAATGAAGAGATGGAGAACTTTTGAAGGCATTAAAAATAATATGACATTGAATAATGATGTTAATTCATCTCTTAAAAATTACATAAATAATAATGTACTTGATAGATACAAGATCAATAGAGTTGACTTATATGTTGAGAATAAAGATTTGAGAAGTCAAAATCTACTTAGATTTAAAAATAATTGGAATTCATCAGCGTTCAAACCCGAATTTCAAATGAAGAAACTTCAAACTGAAACTAAATTCGACGGAACATCAATAAAATTATTCTTTAATCAAGAAGTACCTAGTACACTATATAACTTTAACTACTATTTTAATTTATTATTCACTAAAATATAAAACTTACTAAGTACCCAAAATATAATATTTAAGTATGGAAAATGAAGATTTATATAGAAATTTTGTAATCTTATTAAAGATGTTCAAAAATAGACCTTTTCATTTAGCTAAATATTTAATAGAGAATTCTGCTTTAACAGAGGATTTTATTAAAAAAGTAATGAATAGCTCTTCTTTAAAAGAACTTATAGATTCAAATGATCCTAAACAAAAAAATCTTTTTTTGGATATAAATCAAATGAACAAATATTTTAATTCATTAACAGATGATATTAAAAGAATTGGTAATTCTAAGAATCCGGAAGAAATTGCAGCAGCACTTAATGAAAAGTTAGAAACTCTTATAAATGAAGAGAGATACGAAGATGCTGCGAGATTGAGAGATTATATGATTAAAAATAATATTAAAAGAATAAAATAATTTTTTAAACTTTTATATAAGTTAGTCAATATAATCATTAGTTAGTAACTTTTAAATTTATGAATATGATAAACAAAATCGGTAATGAAGAGTTAGATTATCTCTTCGAAGACAATACGTTTTCACCAAGAAAAAACAAAAACAGAAAAATAGACAGTAAATTATCAGCACTTTACGATTCTATTGAAATTAATGTACCTAAAAAGAATTCTGTGGTATCAGCAGTTTATGTTGGTAAAACATCAGAACAATTTTTATTTGAAGTTTCTGGTTATAAAGACTTCATCAGAATTGATAACAAGGGTAATGAAGAAAAATACCTTAAAAATGCTGAATTTGGTGATGTAGTTGATGTCTTAATCTATGATATTAGTGATAAAAACTTCATGATCAAAGGATCTATCGCGAACTTATACGAGTCAAGAGCTCACGCTAACTTGAAATCTCTTGAGGAAGGAGAATCGGTAACAGCCTATATTAAATCACTTAATCCAGCGGGATATGATGTTGATGTATTCCACGGTGGTGTTACTCTTCCTGGATTTATGCCAAATACGTTGGCTGGTATCAACAAATTATTTGATCCAAATTCTATTGTTGGTGAAACATTTGAAGTAGCAATTGAGTCTTACTCAGACCATGAAGGTACTTATATTGTTAGTAGAAGAAAATTCTTACAATCACTTATCCCAGCAGCTATTAAAGAACTTAATAACGAAACTGTTTACACAGGAAACGTTACAGGAACAGCTCCATTTGGTGTGTTTGTTGAATTTAACGAGTGTTTAACTGGTATGATTCACAAAGCAAATGTACACCCAGACTGGCAAGAAAAACTTAACGATATTAAACCTGGTTTTGAAATTGATTTTTATATCAAAGAGATCGTTAAAGATGCTAAAGGAGACCCTACAAGAGATAAAATCATCTTAACTCAGATTTTAAGAGAAACTCTTTGGGACACTATCAAAAATGGTCAAACATTAAAAGGTTCTGTTAAAGATACTAAACAATTTGGTACTTTAATTAATCTTGATGATGAGACAGTTGGATTAATTCACACTTCAGAAATGGAGAAATTGAATAAGAAATTCAATGTTGGTCAAGATTTAAACGTAAAAGTTTTATCTGTTGATCGTTCAAGTAGAAAAATATTCTTAACATTAGCTTAAGATTATTTAAAACTCTTTAAAAAACCTCTGAAACTTTCAGAGGTTTTTTTATATAAAATTTATGGAAAAAAAGTTACCCGATAGTTATGTACCTGATAGGTATTCTAAAGCATATCCAACTGAAATTGGTTCACAACCATTTGAACCCGATAATATTGAGTTGTTTAAACTTGATAAATCCAATAGATTAAAACATCATTATACTCAAAGATTTAACGAAATTAAATCTCAATATGAAGATTTGATGAATAGTATAAATTTAAATGAACGTATTTATAAATCTAAGTATAACTTTCAACCAATTGTTGGAAATAATTATTATCTTTATTCGAATGGTGAATATGAATTTTTATCTATTATATCACCAGAAGAATGGAAAAATAAATATGTATTCATTGGTAAGTATCAATTACTAACTGATGGGATGTGGCTTCAAATAAATGATTAGTACAATAGAAATTATAAAATCATCCTTAATAGAAATTAAAAAGTCTATTAAAATATTATTTTGTCGTCATCAAATGAGAGGTTGGGATATGAAGTGGTTTGTAGAAGATGAAACATCATACTTCTATGATAGATTTAATGGTAAAGTCTGGAAAGATGTATTTTGTCAATGTCAAAAATGTGGTGTTAAATATAAAAAATCTTTATTAGTTGGTAAGTTTGGTAAGTGGGAGCGTAGTAATTTCACACCAACTAATAATTCATATATTGAAGTTGAAATTATTGAATCCGGTAAAGAATCAAAAAGACAAAAAAGAGATAGAATACTTAGAGATTTACTAGATTAAACCACAATAACATGCTGACCTGGATATGTTGTGAAATTCGGTTTAGTCATTATAGTTATTATAGTTAATGTAAATTCCCATTCTCCTGGTTGAAGAATACAAACAATATTTAAGTTATTCTCTTTGTTTTTTATAACAAATCTATTAAAATCACCAGCTTTAACACCTCTTGTTGGATAATCATCCTCATTTTGATAGATATCAAATTCATCCTGCATTAAATCAATAGTAAGTTGCTCAATAGCCTTTTCAATAGTTTCTACTATATCATCATCTGTTATCTTATCATCCACACCATGTCTCCATTGACGATCTGATGTGTGTGTTGGTTTTTCAATCTCAACTCTAATCTCAACTGGTTGTTTTAAATAGCCAATCTCAACAGGTTTTCTAGCAGCCATAGCTCTTCTGTCTATATAAGGTCTACCTTTAAATGCTTCAAATAATTTAATATGTTTCATAAAATAAAAAAAATTCTTAATGTATATATTAAGAACTCAATTTACTTTTTTTATCCATAAGTAGGTTCGGAGACCTAAGACTATTTTATATATACAATAAAAAGTATATTTGAAAATGTATTATATTGTATATAAAATAAAAAATATATTGAATGGTAAAATTTATGTGGGAATACATAAGACCTATGATATAAACGATTCCTATATGGGATCCGGTAAAAATTTAAAATTAGACTTAAAGTTATATGGACGAGAAAATTTCACAAAAGAGGTATTATACATTTTTGATAATAGAGATGACATGATATTAATGGAAAAGAAAATTGTTAATAGGGAATTCATAGAACGAAAAGACACATATAATATTATACTAGGTGGTGGGTGGAGACCAAATAATGGTTCTATTTTAGTAGAAAATGAGATTGGTAAAAGATTTAGAGTTTCAAAAGATGATCCAGATTTTATATCTGGTAAATTAAAATCAACATTGAGTGACTTTATAATGGCAGTTGACTCAGATGGTAATAATTATCGCGTTAAAAAAGACGATCCAAGAATTATATCAGGTGAGATATTCTCAAAAATTAAAGGAAAGACTTTAATAATTGACAAAAATGGAATTAAAAAATGGGTTTCAGTAAATGACCCAAAATTCTTAAATGGTGAATACAAGCATATAACAAAGGATCGAGTAATAAGCGAAGAGACAAGAGAAAAATTTAAGAAAATTCCAAAAGGTGGTGGGAAAAATCCAATGTATAACAGAACATTTGTTACTAATATAGAAGATGGGAAAACTATAGCTGTATCTAAAGACGACCTATCAACCTATTTACAAAATGGATTTTACCTAGGTCGCCCAAAAGAAAAAACAAATAACCAATTAAACACCAAGTGGATTAAGAATGATATATTAAAAAAATCAAAACAAGTTAGTTTGGACCAATTAGATCTATACTTAAATGATGGTTGGTCATTGGGTAGAAAATTCTATTAATCGTGATCGTATTCATCAACATCAACACCATTTTTAGTTACTGTTATTTCTGTATGATCTCCATATTTACTTAGATAAAAATCATCATCAAATAATTGTAAAAAATCTTTAATCTCAGTAACTAAATTATCCAATCTTTCATCATAGTTTGGATTTTCAAACTCTACTCGATTATCATACTTTTTAGTTACTCTGTTCCAAGTACCCCAATTTGTTACTTTTATTTTTTGAATATTTTCCAATTCATCACAATAAACATCATTTACTTTTATGTAATCTGTGTTTGCTGAGAACACTGTCGCGTCCCCGTCGTTAAAATAGGGTGTGTATTGGTTCCAAGCGAATGACTCAATCACATCTGAGTTTTTAGTAAAAAAATCTTTACACCAAGAGTCAAAAAGATCTGATGAAGCATCATCCAATTCAGTTCTTTTAGACCTTAACTCCTTTTTAAGTTTTTTAAGGTTTTCTAGTTTTTCGTTTATTTCCATATTATATTATTTAATTGTTGTTAAAAAAATATCCAGGTTTTATATCAAAATTCTCATTTTTGTTGTTTGAACTTACTAATTCACACATTTTGAAAAAATAATCCTCTGGAAAGTTATTCTTCATTTTATTTATATCTCTATGTAACCATTGAACATTACCGACTATATATCCTTTATTACTATCAATTCTATCTAAAGTCGCGGTTTTGTATTTTTTATCACTACACTTTTCATTTAAATAAATTGGTATCTTTGATAAAGCACACTTTCCATCTTGTTTTAAAAATAAATCCCAAAGAAATTCAATAGTCAAATCAAAAGTCAATTTTCTATCTCTAGCATTTAATTTTATTGTTGTAAAAAGATCTGATGATAACTCACCACATCCTTTCCATGATTTGTGATTTTTACCTCTATTTTCAATATGATACTCATTTATACATCCTTTGCAATGACTTTGTGATCTTATTTGTGATGTTCTGAACTCATATACTCTACCACATTTATGTTCAGCTTTCCAATAACCTTTCTTTTCAGATCTTTCTAATAATTTAAATCCATTTATAACATCATTATCTTTCCACTTCATATTAGTATTTTATTTTTATATATAAAATACAAGATACTCCCTTTTATCGTAGGGTGTGTGTTGTTATTTGTTTGTTTCTATTAATTCTAATAAATCTTTAAGAGGCAACTCCAATAATCTTTCAAAATCTTTATTTTGTATTCCTAATTTTCGATCATGTTTTTCACATGCCCAATCAATAATTGATAATTTATGTCTATTAGGATCTAAAATTGACATTGCTAATGATTTAATTAAATCTAAATCAGGATTTTCCGAGTAGTCTAATTTTCTTGAAATCGGTTTATCAAAAACATTAAGTTTCTCATTATTTAATAATTCATTTAAGTTAGCATCTCTTAACTCCTGAGTAGTCATTTTTCTGAAATTCCAAGAGTTATATTTCATAACTCTCTTAACTCCAACAAACTTAATTTTATTCTCACTACTTGTGTAATTGTTACCAGTCCAACTTTGTACTTGTTTAGTTTTAGTATCTAAACTTTCAATTTTATAATAACCACCGTTTACAATAGTTTTATAGTTATCTGTTTTACAAACAAGTATATCACCAACTTTTAATTCTTCAAACTTTGCACTATCACTGATAAAAGTAGTCATAACGTTATTGATATCTGTTCTTGGAACATCATTACCATTAACATCAGTAAATTGAGTTACTCTAAACCATCCTTTAACTTCTTTTAAGACTATTCTACCCTCCATCCAACGATTTTGGTTAGTACCACTATTGAAAAGTTTATCAACTTCATAAGTAGAACCTTTAATTAAACGTTTTGACGTAGATTTGGCTATTACATACATATTAATCCATATTTACTTTAATATTGCCCTTTTCACTTAATTTTTTAAATGATGATGGGCTACCTTTAATACCATTTTGCATCCAATCTTGAAACTCCATATTTTCTAAATAGTCTTGAGCAGTTGGAATAAATCTCATACCAAAATCTTCTAAAATATGTTGTTCACAAATATCTTTTACAGAAACTACTTTACCAACAGAGTTTGTAATAGTATATCCAAAAATTGGAATCATAACTTCATGAATCCAGAATGAATTATGCGTCAAGCATCTGTGTCGATTATCTGAAATATAAGCCTTTGAGCAATCCATTTTGATATGAATTGGTAAATAATCTTCTACTTCACCACCGAACTTTCTAGCTGAAGATTTTGAATGTACATAAGCGTTTGCCATAATTAAAATTTTTGAATATAAATAACTTCTTTTCCTATTTCTTTAGCGTATTTAATCTCGTCATTAACACCGACTGAATTTTTAGTTGCTAAATCATTAAAGTTTATAACATGGACTTCATCACACCATCTGATAAACTCCATATCTAATTCTTTCCAAGTGTCCCATGATCCATCCAAACCACCAAGTTTTGATATTGGATGTGACATACTAATTGGTGAAAATACAAAGTGACCCTCATTAATTAGTTTCGCTGCTTCTTTATTAGCCAAGTCGAAACTAAGATCCTCATAACCCGTGTATGCGATTGCTAAATATATTTTTTTTCTCATTATAATAAATTAGGATTAAAATCTTCTCCGTAAGTTGTTTGTTCTTTCAATAAGTACTTATCAACAATTTTTTGATCAACTCTACTTATTTGGTCTATAATATCACCATAAGATGGAACTGCTCCTAAGTAATTACTTAATACAAAGTCTCCATAAGAGTTTTTACATAACTCGTCTAACTCAGAACTTATCAATTGTTTGATTTTATGCTCTTCTAACTTTGTTGATTTTTTACAACGATCTATTCTTTCGTCTCTTGAAGAGAAAACAGTAATGTTATAATCCATTACTTTATGCCATTCTCTTTCATATAAAATAGAAGAGTGGAAGATAGTATAGACTTTTTGTTTATGACGTTTATTGAACTCGTCATAAGCATTTAACAATTCATACTCGACAATATCAAGTAAATCATCAAACTTTCTCTTTTCTGAAAACTTATTCAAATCAAGTAAATCACCTTTTAGTGAAAAAACATCACCAAACGCACTTCTGATTTTATAATTAATCTCATAATTATAATTAAGAATAAATTTAAGTACAACATCTGCATTAAATACCGGAACACCGATTTGTTCAAATATTCTACAACAAACATCTTTACCTGAATATCTATTACCTGATAAGCCTACTTTTATCATATTTTTCATTTTATAATACAAATATATAGATTTTATTAAACATTTCAAAAAAAATATATAAAATTTAACATAAAAATTATTTATGTATTCTAAAGAAGATTTGAGTTTTATTTTATTTAATAATCGCTCTGTTAATGGAGTGGTTAAAAATTTCCTACCAAGTAACATCAATCCTTATAAACTAATTGAGTTAGAAGAGAATCTATCAAAGATTAAGAGTATGTATAACTCACAAAGGTTCATTGAGGTTAATTCAAAAGAACTAGATTTAAGTTCAGGTGATGTTTATGTTACAAAACAACAGATTACTGAATTAACACCATTAGTATCCAACTTGATTGGTTCTTTTAATGACTTAGAATATGAGTATTTAGTTAATAGAGGAATTGGCGAACAAACAATTCTTAAATATCAATTATTCGGTTTATCATCTGTTGAAAGTAAAGAACACTTGGAGATTTTAGGAGCAACCGTACATCCAGTTCTTAGAAAGTTTTTAGATGATGGTTTAAATGTTGGTGGAATAGTTATTCCACTTTTTGAAGGTGGTGAATTAGTGAATTGTGCTATCAGAAAAATTTCAATAGAAAATAACGATACTAAAACTTTAAAATACTCTTTAGCTTGTCCTGATGTGCCTGTTTGGGGATTAGATACTATTTTAGAAGGAAGTGAAATATGGATAACCGAAGGTATATTTGATATGGTAGCCATTAATAATATGGGTAGGAATGCCGTTTCTTGTTCAAGTGCTATGTGGAGTGGAATTCAATTATACCAAGTTCTTAAAAAGAAGCCTAGTAAAATAACTATTGTGGCTGATAATGATCCGGTTGGTTTAAGAACAGCTTGTATTCTAAGAGATCTTTTTGATTATTATTTAATACCAACCAAAGTTGTGGTAAGTAAGTTTGCTAAAGACGCTGCTGAGCACTATTTTCAGAAAATGAGAAATATGGATGATTTTATCGAAATTGATATAAATGATGATATGATTGTAAATTCACATGAAGTTAGTTTTGACTTTATAAAACACCTAAAGAGTAGAGTATTTTAATTTAATATATACTTTATGAAAAAGAGTATTAAGAATTTATTATTTTTTCAAAATCAGTATAGTCCTTATCTATAATGAAAATAAAGTTATAACCATTCTCTATTGTGTATTTCATTTTTGCTATATTTTCATCATAATCACAATAAGTATAAGTTGACTTTACTTCAACAATTAGATTAATATCTCTTATTAAGAAATCCGAATAATAAACTCTTTCTTTTTCACACAATTTATATTTTATAGTTGGACCATTTTCTATATTAATTTCATTTTTTATACAATATTCTATAAAATCTAATTCATACGTTCCTTTATAATATAATTCAGTTTCTTTATATTTTATAGTTCTATATGAGTTTTTCTGAGCTTTATTAAAAATTTTTTCATTTTTCATAGGGTGATCTACACCATACTTCTCTATAAAAATATTTTTAATTTTATCTTTTATCTTTTTTGATTTTAAAACACAATCAACACCATATTTTTCCATACAAGTTTTTTTAATTTTATTTTTAACTTGATCTAAAATTTGAATATTATCTACCCCATAATTTTTCATAAAGATGATTTTTGTCTTATTAAAATGACATTTATGACATGAATATATTTTCTCTTCCGCTTTATTCATTTGTAATATATAATTTGACCAAGTTACATCATTTATTACTCCACAATATTCACATTCACATTTTACTTTTGTTCTATTAGAATCATTCATATCCTCTGGTAAAACCATAAAATAACCATTATCTTCAATATATCCCTTTTCAAGGAAATATTTTTTAGTTCTATTGGAAACTTTAACTTTTATAAATTTATTTAATAACATAATTTATATATAAAAACTTACCACTTTCCTACATACTTTTTATAAACTTTTTTAAAATTTTTTTTATAAGTAATTATGAATAATAAAATACCCGATGATGAAAAAAGGATTAAAATTTCAATAAGTATTGATCCTAAACTAAATCAAAAAATAGATGAACTACTAAAATCTAAGTTTTATAAAAAATCTAGATTTGTAGAGTATTTAATAAAAAAATATTTAGAAGAAAATGATAATTAATTTAAAGAGTGAAAATGATCTAAGTTCATTTTACATACTATGGGAAGGCTCAACTAACCTTGAAAAGAAAGGAAATTTCGGGATATCTCATTTGGTAGAACATTTGCAAACAAAAATGATTGATCACTTACAAGAAGATTTTGACCGAGACGGTGTCGAATGGAATTTATGGACAAGTTCTAATGATATATGTATGTATATCCAAGGGCTTGATGAAAAAGTAAATAAATGGAAACATATTATAGTAGATTTAATTTTCGATTTTAAAATAACAAAAGAAGATTTTGAGAATGAGAGAAAGATTGTAATGGAAGAATATATGGATAGCTTCACAGATTTAAGTGAATCTCATATGTTAAATCTTTCTAGAAAATTATTTAATGACTATGGCCCTATCGGTTTAAAAGAAGATTTAGAAAGTTTAAAATTTTTAGACATAATAAACTTTTGGGAACTACAATATGCTAAACCAACTAAAGTAATTAATGTTTCTAAAAACAATCCTTATAAGAACAAGACTTTAGATTTTGCTGAAAGAGAAATCATTAAAAATGTTGAGTATGGTGACTACAAAGTACCATTTGAGTTAAATAATGATTTTAAAGATAAATCATCTTTAATTATGTTATCACCTATTATCAATGAAGACTTTGCTTATGTTCATTATATCAACGCAATGTTATCATTAGGATTAAAATCTCCACTTTATCAAGAAATTAGAGAAAAAAGAGGTTTAGTTTATTATGTACACTGCTATCAATCAAGAATGAATCAACAAGGAATCAATGCTATCGCAACTCAAACATCTAATAAAAACTTTAATGCTGTTGTAGATGCTACTAAATTGGTTTTAGACAATCCTAAAAAGTATTTAACAAAAGACAGATTTGACTTAGTTAAAGATTTCTACTCAGTTAGACAAAAGAAAGATGAAATTTTAAGATATAAAAACGTAAATCAATTCATAAATCCAGAAGGTTGGAGTGTTTATGACATCTTAGATGAAGTTAACTTTATGAAGGTTAAAGAAGTTTATGATAAGTACTATCAATTTGATAATTTTTATGTATCAAATGACAAAAATGAATTTAAGAAATAATTATGAGAAAATTTTTACTAACATTATTAATAACATTAACAACTTTATTTTCTTTTTCACAATCAGGTTGGCAATCTGGTAATTATTACCAATATCAAGGTCAAAGAGTTAAAGAATATGACTATTATTATCAATATAATTTTCAAGGTGGTTATCAAAAAAGATACAGAATTTTACAATGGGAACAACAGCAGTATTCTGGATATATTTATGTTTGGACTGTAAATGGTTGGTTAGCACAATATTGGAATTCTTATGCTTGGTATTGTTATTGGTCTAATTGGTATTATGAAAATTACTATTACCCAAGACAAAACTATAATTATAACTACAATTATCAATACTATTATTGGAATAGATGAAAAAACTAATAATATATGAGTTTTTGGTTATATTTGGTATTTGGTTTTTAATACACACATTTTGTAGAACTTATCTTGAGCCAAAAATTAATAGTTATAATAAACCAACAACTGGAAATATTTCTGATTATAGAGATAAAGATGATACTTTATCTGAGATAAATATTTTACCAGAATATATTGATTCTGGTAAAGTTTTATTCTCTAGATACTGTGCTAGTTGTCACTCTTTTGATAAAGATTTTGCTGGTCCAAAATTAAATGATAGTATTTCTTTTAAATACTTTAATGAAAGTGTTAAAGATATAAGTGATTTATCAAAAAAATATAAACATACTGAAGTATTATTTAATAAATGGATGCCAAAATCAATGATTATGCCAAAGTTTAATGAAGTATTGAACGATAGTCAAATTGAATATATAAAGTCATATACAATATATAGTATAAAATATAGAACTGATTAATGTTAATACCGTATTTAGGTGAAAAAAGTAGGTTATCAAATTTTATAACACCAAATATACCAACCGATATAAAAACATATATTGAGCCTTTTGGTGGGGCAATGGGTGTTTTCTTTTCTTTAAACTTTAGTAAGTTTAAGGGTGTTGATTATATCTATAATGATATTAATTATTTGAATTATAATTTATTTAATCAACTAAAATTTAACAAAGATTTTATTTCGGAAATAAAAAATATCAAAGTAGATCAAAACTACTATTCTGATGTTTTAAATAAACTTAATGATGGTGATGAATTACAAAAGGCAATTCAGTGGTTAATAATTTTAACTTGTTCATCAACAAATAAAATAGGTAAAAATTCTTGGTTAGGTGATAGTGAGTTTGAGATATTCAAATTAAAACTTAGGGCTTATAAACCACTTTTAGATAAAATAACTAAAATACATAACTGGGATTATAAAAAGATTTTTACCGAATATGATTCAGAATCAACATTTTTTTATATTGATCCACCTTATATGGGTAAAGAGAATTACTACATAAATCATAATTTTAATAAAGAATCTCATAAAGAGTTATCTGATATATTAAAATCTATTAAAGGTAGATTTGTTTTAAGTTATTGGCAATTTGATGATTTGGAGAATTTATATAATAAAAATAGAATATTTCTAGTTAAATATTCTATTGTAATTGTATCATTCTCATCAATATCATATCCTAATTTATTTGGATTTATATAGAGTATAGATCCCTCTTGTATATAATCAGTAGCTGTTTGCATACCATCATTTGAAAAAAATGCGATATTCTGAATTGAATTACTCGGTTTTAAATAAATTCCATTTATTAAAATTGTTACAGGTCCTTCACTCAATTCATTAAAAGTTAAGTTTAATATATCAACAGGTTCATTGCCACTAAAAGTGTTTACTGGGTTAAATGAATTTGAAATTTTTTCTTGTTTTTGATTTAATGTGTAAATATCCTGAGCTATATGTTCTGTAAGTGTTTTTATTCTTTGTGTTAAACTATCAGTTGTTGAGTATGTTGATAGAATTGGATTATATTCTAATTTCTTTATATCATACATACTTATAAAATCGGGACCAGCATCTGTAATACCGATATTTTGTTGTAGGGTATTCATACTTTGACTGATCATTTTAACCAAGTCAACTATTCTACTCTCAATACTACTTTGTGTACCACCACTTTGTGTACCACCACTTTGTGTACCATAAATAATTTGATTATAAATTTGGGTAAAGTCGGTACCAGATTGTACTATTTCAACTGCTTGAGCCTGAGCTTGAGCTTGTGTTGTGATTCTTTTTCTGATTATATCGAATTGTCTTTGTAATTCAACAAGTGCTAATCTAGCTTCATTATTATCAGTAAAGTCGAGATTTATAACTACGTTTTTGTTTGTAGTTAAAACAACTAAATTATTTTGAACTAAAACCCTAGTTATAGAAAGTGGGTTAACTGTATAGGTTGGTAAACCATTGATATTATATATTGTTACTAAATTATCTGTTGGTTTTGCTTCCCTAACAAATTTATTTAAACTATAATTACTCATTTATTATATATTATTTAAGTTAAGTTTGCTAAAACAGTAAATACCGTTTTATTTTTAACTAGATCAGATATTTCAAATTTGATAAAAAACAAACCAGTTGTTGAGATATTACTTACTTCAGTTCCGGTAATAGACCCGGCATTAATAGTTATATCATTATCCATCATATTTATACTAATATCTCTATTATCAGTAACTCCCTTTACTAAATGAGTTCTTATATCACCTTTAGAAATTGGTAAAGTTCCTGTAAAACTATGAGTATTTATATTTAAGATTAATGATGTTGTTGCATCTGATGAAAATGTACCGGTTTGAAAATTATTATCCAAAACATCAACATTATAAAAATTACTATTAAAATGTATAATTGGACCGGATGAATCGACTGTTACATTATTAGTATCAGCATTTGGATCATCCAATAGGAGAATTATTAAGGAGTAAGCCTGATTACAATCAAATTCTGTTTCAAATACTAAAGCAATCGGATTATTTGTAGTATCTATTACCTTTAATTTTGTTGAGGTTTCTCTTTGTATAGAGTCAATATCAGCAATTGTAAAATAAACATATGGAATTGGTGGTGTTCCTCTATCACTGATATAAAATGATTTACCAACAATATTTGTTTTTATATCAAACCATCTTAGATTTTTAAATATTATTTCGGTTTGCTCGTATCCATCACGTATTATACCATAATATCTTTCTACAAAGAAATCTTCATTATTATTGTTATAATAAAGTATTTTTTTTCTTGTTTCAGTAATACCATTCACTGTAACATTATAAGTTTCTATATCATATCTACCAATATTCTTCATTTTTGTGAATTAATTTATCTAGTATATATTAATTTTTTTTATCTTTTTTTATGTTTAATTAAAAAAGAAATTAATTAATAATATATATAC